TGTATGCTGGTTGTAGTATTGAAGATTATAGCCCCAGTTGCAAACTGAAGCTGGGAAATTTCGGTGGCGTTGAAATGCGGGGAAGCGTCGAAATCGACTCTATTTAAGTTAAGTTCGAGTACTCGAACCAGCCTGTTGAAAGTGTCGGCAGAAACATTCTCTCCTGCCGCAAAAGGGAGCCGAGTTTCGAGCAGCTTGCTCATCGTCTACCTGAAGGCTGAACGTCTATCCTTGTTGAACCGAGCCTCCACTTGTAGCCTTTCTGGTTCAGATCCGTATTATCGTCATCGCTTTCAAAACGGAAAACCACCTCTCTGGCTCTGGTTCTCAAGCTTGCGAAAGTCGAGGATTCTGTGACTTGCGCTGTGGAATCCGTTGCTAGTGTCGAGTTAGGAAAGTCTCTACGCTTGATTACAATGTTCATTGCGGGAGTGTTACTAATGGTAGCATCCTTCACAAACCGCATATCAGGGATAATCTTCTTCATAAAAGTAAAGTTTTCACCCGAAGATATATCAATGTCACCGCTTTCTACGAACACGTTAGTCATGGGTGAGCCGTTATCGTCATATCCCGTTTCATGCTCGAACACACAGTTTGCGCTTGATGTCTGCGCCCCAGCAAGAGGTAAATCTTCGATTCCCGCATCCAGCCAAGAGTACCGAACCAAAGAGCCAACTGCCCACGTTTGCTCCATGTAGTTATAGATGACGTATCGACTGATCTCTCCGGTAGCGTCTTCCTTGCTTGGATAGAAAAACCACATCTCAGAATACTCTGTGTTCATACCCATGTGACACTTAAATGCCTGTCCGAGATCCAAGTCTTCGAACACATACTCTTGTACGGAACAGGGCAGCTTTTGAACCGCTCCGTTGTAAACATAGAACGAGTTTTTGGAGGCAAAGAACACACCATTTGGAGCATTTGCTGCCGCCTTAGGACCAATCAATCCGCTGCCTTCATTCACCAGATTTATGGCAAAAGTAAGAGGTGGACCGATAAAGTTCATCGAGTACAGGCTGGTATCAGTCCAGATCAATATCTCCTGACGGCTTTTGACGCCTCCAACTATGAAGCTGCCGCTCGACAATCTGACGGAACCAGCACTATTGGTTGCGAGAGGCTCAAACTCAAGTTCGTCCTCCGAAGAAGAGAACGCCACTAACATAGGATCGATTACGCCGGTTCTTGAGCCGCCACTGAGCGGGTCTGCGCCTAACACAACAAGGTGTCTGTCGGTTTCACTGGTGATGACTTGTAGGGCAACTGTAGGTACTTTGTTGGCTCCAGTGATACCAGAAAGTTCCAAAGCTCTCGTAGAAGTCCCGTTGTTTTCTACCCAGCGAAATATTCCAGCGCCCCTTGGGTTGATAATTAAGTTTTCCCCGAAATTATCATGAGTCCACAGCCTGAGCTGGTTTGTCGAGCTAATTGCTGAAGCAGAACCCCAACCACCAGCACCCCATGTTCCAACCCCCCAACCAGCGGAGCTTACATACGTGTCTAAGCCAACATTTATTTGGTACACCCCAACAACGGAACTGCCTCCGTTACCCGAGTCGCTAGAGTTCGCAGTGACTGTCGCCCCGTCTGTGTCTTTTGCAGTTATGGTGTAAGTGTTGGTGCCTGTGACCAGATCAATCTGATACTCTTGATTGAGAACGTCCGCTGTTACGTTCCCGCCCAAAGTTGCGGCCCCTGAAAAAGTAACAAAGTCATTACTAACCGCTCCGTGAGAGGTATCAGTCACTGTAATCGTGCTTGATCCATTTGTGGCTGAGAAAGTCACATCACCAGCGCTGGTGGTGGACCTAATCGGGGTCACATCGTAATAAGCGGTTCCTTCCTGAACGTAATACTTGAGTGTGGTTCCTATGCCTAGATATCTTGTCCCGCCAAGAGATATCCAAGAATGTAATGCTCTAGCAACACCTAGAAAAGTGTTTGTGCCTACTTTCTGCCAGCCGCCGATCTTTTCAACTCGACCACTTCGAAACCTAATCAGGTTGCTGTCTACCCAACCGTTTTTAACTGAGTAGTCTGTGGATTCTTTATTGATCCCCGGCTGAAAATCGAGAGGTTGAAGCGGCATCCCGTGACATTACGCTAGTCGGATGATTGCACCAGTGGCTGTAGCCGCAGGGAAGACGATGGTGAAGTCTCCGTTTGTACTGGTTTTATCACCACCAAAATCAATCACACAAACAGCAGGATCGCCTGACGCAGTGTCATTATAAATCATTAACGCTCTCGCCGTGATGGTGCTACTAGAAAATGTTAAGTCGCTGAAATCTACGATAGCGGTAGTTGAGGATGATGTTGGAGTTACGTTGGTGAGCGCTGAACCTCCAGAGCTATAACCAGTTCCAGACACTTCTTGCGATGTGGAAAACGCAGTGGTAGTCGCGCCCATCGTTGCGCTTGAGGTGAACAAGGCTAATTTGAAACTGTTGCCCGTAGTAGCTGTAAAGTTATGAACTCCTTTGAGGGCTTCCACCTTAAAGCTAGTGGTGATTGCTGATGTAGTTGCGATGTCACACCTCCTTGATTATTTTAGCAATGTCCTCATGACCTTGCCGTTCTAACAAGTTCGAAAGCGTCACTCTATCAGAAGAAATAGCTGACTGCATACCCAATAATATTAACGTGTAAATGTGGTTTCTGAAAGCCTGTGCTTGTTGTCTGATATGAGGTGCGGCGCTCTCTGATATATCGCAAATTTTTTTGGTGGTCTCTCTCGCCCAGAACTCAACATCATGACCTTTGTTTTCTGTAGTGGAAACCATCACGTTGCCTAGCACCATTTCGCCTTTGTCTTCCATCATCTCTTTTTTCTCGCGGTTTTTGTTCTGGGGAAAGACCTGTTTTTTTTCTTGGTCATCAACGACAGGTTGCTCATAGACGTATTCATGGGGTTGCCATCTTTGTGGTGGACATCCTTGCCATCCCCCTTCCGAGCCAAACCATTCTCTATGGCTTTGCGTCGAGAAGCGTTTCTCTGTGCTCGACGTTTTTTCTGAGCTGGTTTGGAGTGATAGTTTTCGTATTCTTTTTTGTAATCTCTCGGCATTTCAACCCTTAAACGGTTCTGGCGAGGATGGCAACTCGACGGTTTTAAGTTTGAACTTCTTGATGTTGCTCCTCAGCTCTGAGCGAGGGCATATCAACCAAGTGCCTTCTTCATCGGGCATGGCTACAAGCGGGTCAGACAGCCTGTGATAACCATACAGTCTTTCATGTATCTCTACGTTCTGATCCAGCATAGAAGACCTTGGGCTGACTCCGATAGAGATACCATTTTCCATCGCCTTGCAAACCCAAAACTCCACGCAAGCCCGTCCTGCCTCTGCAAAGTGCAGATTATGCTTATAACTGAAATCCATGCCGTATAGGTCCATGTGACCCACTTCCTGATATATTCCAAAAGCTATGGCATAGGCGACTGTGTTGTTGAGGTAAGCACACTTGGCTTCCGTCACAATGTCAGCTAAAGGGTACTCAACCAAGGCTGGTACTCGTTCATCTAGTTCACAGCTATATATCGGTTTTTCAAACTTAGGCAGACAACGCCGCATCACTTCGGTTTGGTTCCCTGCATCCTTGGTATCCAGAAACCGACTCACGGGGTCCAGCATAAACACCCTGTCGCAATCAAAAACCGAGAAAGCGGAGTTGATGCACCAAACCTCATCCCAAGTCTGAGAGTTTTGCACACCGATGACGTAATCGATTTGACTCGCTCCGAGTCCGATTATGGCTATTTTTTTACCTTTGAGGTCTGGTTCTTTCGACATTAAGAAACTCCTGAGCGCAGCAAGTCATAACGATACTCATCTCTGCTGGCTCGGCCTTCGGTCAGATTCTTCATCCGACTGATGCCTTCCATAAAACGAGCGTTAAAATTTGCAATTACGTCAGGGGTCTCTTTCAAGAATACTGCTGCTTCGGCTAGAGCGCCGTAAAGCAGCGGGTCAGGGTGATCAGTGCTCAACAGGGTTGTGCCTGAATCTGAACCAGCAGTTAATGATGCTGGTTTGTGTAGATAATGCAGCTCAATAGAATAGCTTGAGTCAGGCACAGGGCTAAGTTCAAACGCTGTGTCATCGAACAAGCTGTAATATTTTGGTCTCCCTGTCGTTGTAGTTGAAGGAGAATACTCTTTCAAAAACGATGGGTGCTTAAAAGACAAATAGTGATATTTGTTGCTATCAATCACCGCCAAGGAAAAGGGAGCATAGAAGTCAGTTGGCGTAGCAAGGAACCTGTTACTGGAACTCACGTTACCGCTCACATTCTTTCTCTGCTCAGGGAGCTGAACCATTTTGAAAATACGATCTTCACTCTCTGTGATAAAAGTATTGAGATTATTAGTGAAGGTTGTTTCAGAAACCTCCAGATAATCCTGAATCGCAGTCTTCAATGTTGCTAAAGTAAAACTCATGACGTAATCACTATGGTTACATCACCAAGACTAGCAGTGACTGCAAAAGTTTGCAAAGTTTTGCCCAAAATACCATCTCCAACATTTGTGTAAACCGTAAAGGATTTATTGTCTTCTCCGTCAGAGGAGGGGTCTGGTCTAGCGTCTTTCAGAGCTTGCGGATCTACTGGCGTAGGCTTCGGCATGAGCTGGGGATGTTTCGGACTGTATTGGTCTGGACCGACCAACAGCCCGTCCCAAGTTTTTCTCATGTCACGCAACCGATATCTGAATCCTGTGATATCACAGATTCCATATGCGTCTTTGTTACTAGCGAATGGCATTTTTATGCGATGTTGTAATTACGCAAATCAGGAGCCACCCTAAACGATGCTCTTTCTTCGTCTTGTGACATCGCTCTCGAAAACTCTTCTTCGTATAGGCTTTTCAAAAGCTGTACTTTTTCAGGCGCTCTTTTGAGCGCTATATAATACGCCAACCCAGCACTCAGGCATGGGTAAAACCGGAATGGCACTTGTACGTCATTCGTTCCCTCATCTGCATCTTCCATTCGGCTCAACACATTTAGATGCAAAACATAGGTCGAGTTTTTATCTGGAGCGGGCCACACTGTTACCGTAGGTGACAATTTCTTGTTGATGAAAAATTGGTTTGGCTTTCCGGTGGTGCTTTTGGTTGATATGTGAGCGTACTCAGCTCTGGACAATCTGCTGAGAGGCACATCTGTTACTTGGTTTGTAATTGTTTCTCTAATAAAAACATCGAGGACATCAATCGTTGCGGTGGCGTTTGTGCTATCAATCGTATATTCAGTGGTGTCTTTCACCATATCGATTGTTTTTTGAGCCACGGTCCACTGGTTCAGTCCTCGGTTAGCCCATTCTGCAAGCATCAGATTGAGGGAGCGTCGAGCGCTTTGCAAATCATACCCGGTTCGCAGCTCCAAACCACAACGCTCGAATGCCTCTTCGATATACTCTCCAACGTCTAGCTGGAAATCTTTACTTCCGCTTGTTGCCATTTTTGCCCTTCTTCGGAGGTTCTTTCTCTGGTGCGTACAAGTTATCAAAAACCTTGTTCACATCAAGAGTGTAGTCTAACTCTGATTTGGAGTAATGGATATGCTGGCTTGGTTTGAAATCTGGTGCTCCCTCACCGACAGAAAACCACGCTGGGTGAGTCACTCTGACTCTGTTGTTTGGTAAGGCAACCATGTTCCCGGTCCAATCTCCAGCATCGAGGAGCTGCAATACATGACTTTGCTTATGCTGCGCGGGATCGTCAGCTATTTCATTCTCCGCATAGTCAACCGTAAAAAAGTACTTTGCAGGATAAAAATTTCCGTCAATTTTTGCCAGCCACGGACAAGGGGTGCAACGATCCAGCACATAAACACTATGATTATAAGAACTGCAATCCCAAGGCTGACAAGCCCATGTCGGCATTGGGTCAGGCCAGCCCTCATAATCGGAGTCACCCGCAAGAGCAGTGATTGGCATCCTTGCCCACATCGCGCCGCCGTGGACGTTAGGCTCATCATCTTCACACTCCGCTCCAGTAAAAATAACCTGAAAGCTCAGACATCTAGTCGGCATAGTGGTGACGGCGATAGCCATCGCATGAATAAACTCACCATGATACTTCTCATGGTTGTGAGTGTATTCCTTACGAACCCAACATTTAAAGTAGGGAATGTTGGATTGCAGATAAGCCACTACCTCCTGCCAAATAACCCGGAGTTTTTATTAGATGGTTTTTTAACCGAGCCGCCCATCCGCATACCGGGAGCTACTTTTTTGATCGTGCCGCCCTTGTTCATTCCCGGTCCTTTTTTCTTGACCGTACCACCTTTATTCATGCCCGGACCTTTCTTCTTTACGGTCCCGCCTTTGTTCATGCCCGGACCTTTCTTCTTTACGGTCCCGCCTTTATTCATTCCCGGCCCTTTTTTCTTGATAGTGCCGCCCTTGGTAGTCATCATTGGCTTTTTCTTTTTGGTATGTCCGGGCATAATCGCTCCTCCATCTCTTGCAAAAGTTTTTACATTCGTTGGTTTACCACCAACCCCTTGTTTTTTCGCTCGTTTCCTACGAACCGCTGATTTAATTTCTTTGTCACTCATCCTAGCAGCTTTCGCGGCAGGAACACATTTAGGGTATTTTCTTTTGCGGTCTTTTTCTAACTTGGATCTTCCGCATTTAGCAAAGCCACCACCCTTTTTTCGGGAGCCAATGTCTACCCAATCCTGTTTGAACCACTCTGTCAGACCACCTCTAGGCTTTGCCATGCGCCTTCCTAATAGCTTCTTTGCCCTTCTTGAATATATTAGCGATACCCGTCTTGCCCATAACCTTTGCTCTCTGCTCACCCACCGTCAATATTTGTATTTTACGAGCAAATGGCTTGTCTATCCGTTTAACCTTCCTTACCGTTGCGTCAGCGTCCTTCATTGTTGAAAACTTTATCCTAACCGTGTCCTTCGGGTTTTCATCGGTATACAGCCTTCGACCAGACCCTTTTGGTTTTTTGCCTGTGCCAACCTTGGGATCGCGCTTTTTCTTCATTAGCTTCTAGGGACTCTAGTTCTCTTCTGACGGTTGGGCATGATTGCCCCACAGCCTCTGGATTGAACCGTTACCGAGCCGCCGTTTCTCATCTTTTTTGCCATGCTTTTAGCGATGGCTGTACCTCGCGCTCTCTCGTATTTACTTATTTTACCGTCTTTGTTTAGGTCGCTTTTCTTTGCGTCAAAACCAACAGGACCGCCCTCCGCTTTCTTTGCTCCCTTATACTTACCGCCCATTTTCTTATATTGAGAAACCATATAAGAATTTGCGTAGGCAGACGGGTATACCTTGAACTTTCTTTTTGCCATCGCCTTGGCTTTACGGTACAGCGAGGGGTTCGCCACATTGTCTGGAATGTTGTCCTTCTTCTTTGCAGGACCACCATTCTTTAATTTGATTGACTCCAGAGTTTTAGCTTGTTGGGCATGAGTGTTACTAGCTTTCTTCAAGCCTTTTATCACTTTTTTCATTTTCTTTTCTGCCATGTTTACCTCAGTGCTATTCTGCCAATGGGCATATTTTTGAAAGCTGGTGGTGGAGCTATCCCTGCTTGTTGCTGTGCTGGGTTCATTTGTTGCGGCTCAGGTTGTCCCGTGACCGCCCTCCTTTGCACGTTTGTAACAGGAGCCACAGTAGCCCCCGCTCCAGTGATCGGCGCAATTCCTGTTTGCGTTCTATCTGCCACATAGTTTTGGAACTCGGCTGCGCCCTCAGTGGTTGGTAAGGTGCTGATACCGCCTTGACCTAGCGGGTCCATACCTCCAACTCCGGGTCCAACAGATACAGTCGGAGCTTGGACGTTTGTTATTGGTTGCTGGGGTAAACCAGCCAGCACCTCTTCAGTAATTTGTTTTCTCAAAGCCTCAGTGTCTACCTGTTGAGGAATAGATTGTTGTATCTGTGTTATTTGCTGCTGAAGCGGGTCTATCGCTCCTGTGATTGCAGCCTGTCGTTGTGCCTCGATGTTTGCGGGGTCTAACTGTGCTTCCTGCAAAGATTGAATCTGGCTTTGCAGTCTCTCGCGCTGACCAGTGGCGGCTGTGATAGCATCCTGTAGCATACCGCCTGTTTGCTCAAAAGCTCCTTTAAGTTGTTGGAAGTCCTCTTCCGTCACTGTCGAGCCTTTAATCGCTTCTAATTCATCAAATAATTGTTTTCTTTCGTTAGAGGCTGTGTCTTGAAAAGATTGTGCGTTAGCGCTGATCTCATTGATCCTGCTCTCAATCTCATCAACGGGAATATTGCCGACCTGACCGCTTAGATCGGCTATCTGAGTCTCAAGAGCAGAAACCAACTGGTCTCGCTCATCTCTCAGTAAATTGGTTTGTGAGGTGTTTTCGTCAGCCACAGACTGTGAGACAGAATCAAGTTGACTCTGTAAACCATCTATATTCTGTTGAATGGCATCCACTGAGCCGCGCTGCGCCTCTCTGAGTTCATCTGATAATTGACTCTGCTCATCTCGCAAAGTAGAGGATATGTTATCGAGATTACTGTTTAGGTCTCCAATCCTACCCTGCAAATCACCAATGATGCTGCCTTGTCTTTCTTCCAGACTACCTAACGCAGCGGTTTGCTCTTGCCTAAGAGCATCTTGTGATTGTTTTAGTTCGTCTTTTGCTTGAGATAAATTCTGCTCTAGGGTGTCAACAATCTGTTGTCTCTGCTGCTGGGCATCAGTTCTTTCTTCTATACCCTGATCTCTGAGTGTTTGCGTTTCTTCAGCTAAAGACGATTTAACATTGTCTAGTTGATCCTCAAGCGCTTTCACCACTTGAGATCGCTCTGCCACTAAAGATGAACCTAAGTCGGCTGTCTCTTGTCTGAGCGTGTCTCTAAGATCTGTTATGGCGGTTTCTCTTGCTTGAGTTTGTGATTGCTCTGCCGCTGCTTGCTGCTCTAAAAGATCTTTGAACTGTCGGTTCAATCTGTCCGTGGACTCCTGATAACTCGTAGGAGAGGAAGTGGTCAGTCTTTGTAATTGTGTGTCGGGCGCTGGACCTCTATCGAAAACAGGTCTGTTTAATAAGTAATCCTGTAGCCCAGCGTAGGGGCTGGCTGCTGATTGATAGTCTAAATAAGATTGATCAAAATCAGATATCGCCATCTTTCATCACCACTTTGAACATGACCAATAGCGAGGAGTGAGCTTATCCTTGGCGGTATCACACTTATGCCTCGCTCTAAAACTCGCTCTTCGCTCTGGTATGTTCTTTTTAATCTTCATATTTGGATCTCCGAAGCGAACCAGCTTGACCTGATCGCCTTGTCGAGCCAAAACAGCAAACTTCTTTTTTGCATTAGGAGTTCGCTTTGGTTTGTTGAACCCGGAGAAAGACTCACCCCTGTAGGTGACTCTCCCTCCCTTGGTTCTCTTAACGTCCTTGCTTGAAGCCATCAGCCATACTTTTTGATCAGTTCCAAGATAACCATGTATGTATCCCCTGAACTGTGACCCGTGGTGCTGAAGAGAATATCTCCAGTTTTCCCACTGCCAGCATTGTTGGGAATCGCTGTAAAGTTATCATAATACTCATCGCCGGTACTATCAGCCGGTAATCCAATCGCTAGTGCGTTTGATGTGGCATCGAAATCCAACTTTACTGACATACCCACGGTAGCCCAATAGATACGTTGGATATGAACTTCGCTACAAGACCGCCCTTTGTCATCCTTGGATAAAGCCGAAACGTCAACCTTAACCACGTTGCTTTCACCAGTGCCATCGCTGACATTAGTGAATCTCAGGACAGCCGTTCTCTGACCGTCCTGAATCGTTTGACTTGCAACTGTGTCAGCCATGTTGCCTCCTTAGAGTTCTGTCGAAGCAGTACGCTCTTTCATTGCGGTGACGTAATCGATGGTCATCACTTTAGCAGCCGCTGCTCCATTCTGAATACCAAAGCTCACAGTCAGCTCTTCGTCATCTGGTGCGTTTGTAGATACCACAGTGCCGACCTCTGCATTATTTTGAAAAACGTGAAACAGTTGATCTCTGGGATCGTAGACAAAACCAACAGTCATAAAGGTGTCATCAGCCATTGCCGTTGGTAAGTCCAACGTGCTTTGGGTGCTGTCTTTCTCAACGATGAACTGCAAGGTTGTGCTGCCGTCAGTCAACAGAAAGAAGATGCCGTCCGTGACGTTTAAGGGTGAAGTGTCTGTCAGTTGCAGACCCATAACCACATCACTCGCATCTGCGTCCGAGGTCTTGAACCTTGCGTTGAACGCCAGTTGCTTACCGGCTTCGTATTTGAATCCCTCTTTGACTAACTGCAAGAAGTCGTTGTCGTTATCTGCATCGTCGTTGGTTAAAACCAGAAGACCGCCATCACCATCTCCAAGCGCTTCTGAAGCATTTCCAGAACCGCCCTCTGTGGTGGTGATCGTCCAATCAGACGCGAGGTAAGTGTCAAAGTCGTTGTGGTAGGTGTGATATTTCGCAGGGGCTGGCATCTTGAGTTTTCCCAAAGTGCCTGTAGCCGATACGTTTGTCACGCCGCTAGTAAAATGAGTTGTCATAACAGTTCTCCTATTTGAACCAGTGAGCAGCCCATCTGCTCACCATTAGACCCTCTCAGTGTAAAAGCAACCGCCACTTATATAAAGATACTTGAATTATTTATGTATAAACACTTGCACACCGACACGGAATGTGGTGTAATCTCCTTGTCAGTTTTTGGAGATTTATATGAAAGAGCTAGTTCAAGAGGTTGAAGGTTGCATTAGCAGCTATCTAAAACGTAAGGGCAAAGCGCGTGAAGTTGCTCGCAAGAAATATCTTGCAGCAGCAGCAGAGAAGAACGAAGGCATCGAGCCTACTTTGGGTTCGGGCGGGAGGCTTCATGCCCCTGTGAACGGATATGTTTGGAAGTGGAGCATTGGTCGTTACCCTCATGTTCAATGGTTTGAGCGGACCTTTATGGCTGGCGAGTTCCTCCCTTGGAGCCGCGCAGAAGAAAGCTTGTTTGGCTTCTTTAATATTTTCCCAGAATCGGGGAAAAGGATGGCAGTAGTGACTCTCAGTCAAGCCAAAGAGTTTTGTGAGGCTTTTCGCATGAGTGGCGGGATTGAAGTAACCCACGGGCAAATTTGGGAAAACAAAGCTGGCGAAAAAGTCACTTACCTCTATGTGAAAACCAGATGTAAGGAAGCTTTCGAGATGATCGAAAATTACATACTGGCTCCTCGCCGCGAAGAGATGGCTAGGAAAGAGGCTGAAAAGGCAGCTATCTACGCCGCTGCTGAGGAATGTCCTGAAGGCAGAGTCCAACTCACCGGCACTGTTCTGGCAGAGAAGCT